AAACTAAACCATAATTTAAACCATTCAGGAGTCCCTGGTTGAATATTGTGTTCACGCTGTATTCGGCCATTTTCACTGCCAGTTACACTGATGTTAATACCACGTGCTTCTTGTATTTTAGCATCGGCACCTAATCCTGCCAAGTGTTGTAATGCTTTTAGTTCATGTATAGGATCATCGGGCGCAAGATAACAATCTTCATCAGAAGACTGATTTAAATGCTCTGTTGTAATCCTGTACTGTTTCATTTTAAACTTGCTCTTAACATCCAGCTGTGCTTCTTATGTGCATCTTGTCTGTCAGCTAAAAAGTTACTTAATCCGTGATCGCCGTTTTGCTCGGCCATGTCAAATGTAATGCGAAAGATTTCAGTCATTTTATCACTGTCTGCTAACAATTCACGCAACATTGTTTGAAAGTCTGGTACTTGATTTTCATCTTGTACTTTGGTAAGCATATTAAACTTTTCCAAACTAGCAGGAGTGTATGCACCCATCTTACGAATGTTTTCAGCAAAGTCGTCAATGCTGCCATACACTTCTTCGTATATAGATCCAAACAAATCATGTAGTTGCTTAAACAATGGTCCTTCTACATTCCAGTGAAAGTTATGTGCTTTTAAATAAAAGCAAAACTCGCTAGCAAATGCTGTTTTAATAGCTAATTGATATTTCTCGTTCATCTTAAATTCCGTATTTGTTTCGTTTGGGTTTTGCCACGGTACTAGTTTTATTTACGTCGGCAACTTCTACACTGCGATTACCCGACCAGTTTTGAATAGTACCAGCGCCAACTTGTGCAGCAGCTTTTTTAATCATTTCAAACTCTTCTTCGGTATAGGTTGATAACAATGGATCACCGCCGATCCAGTTGTCTGCTTCCATCTTAGTGGGATAGTCAGGAGCACCTGCTAGTGCAATGCCCATGCGATAATTCATGTATGCACCACCGCTACCAGTACTCATGTTTAATGCTGGGATAGTTATTGCATTCTTCATTGAAGCTTTTTGTGTTTTGTCAATATTCTTTGTGCCACTTTCACGTAATGCTCTTACAACATCGTTGACAGCTTTCATGGTGCTTTCTTGCAGACCTAATCCAAATCTAACAGCTTGGAATAATGTTTTACCATTTACTGTTAATGTGCTTGGAACTTTAGTAGCAGCCGCAAACGCTTTTGGATCATTATCAATTGCAGCTTGTCTTGCACTAGTAGCACTAGTTTCACGTGGATTTTCGTAAAAATTAAAAGGTTTAAAATCATAAAAACCGTGTGCGCTTTGCACACCGTTATATTGCTCTAGTGGCGGTTGCATTGCAGGCATGTCTTCGTCGCCAGCAACAAATGTAGCACTGGTATAACCTTGACTATACAACCAAGCAGCCGCTTGTAAAAATGTCTTTATACTAGGATCAGTAACAAAGTGACTGCCAAGTTTAGGATTTAATGTTTTAATCCATTCAACCTTTTCAGGATATGGAATTGGATTCTTTTTCTTATCATGACTCTTGCTGGTAAACACAAACCAGTCACCGCCGTTGGCATTTGCTTCAACAGCACCAAATAAACTTTTATGACCATAGTGTGGAGGGTTCATACGTCCAAAACAGAATGCAGCATGTTTAACTTTTTTATCTTTTTCCTTTTCCTTGGCTGCAACTTTGGCCTGTGGAATAACTTTAACAGTAGCAGGGGCGCCCACTTCTTTTTCAGCTTTCTTAGTTGTTTGTTTCTCGGCACCTCTAAGCAAGTCAAACGCATTGCCTACTATGTTAGCTGCTGTACCCTCGAATAACTGTCTTAAATTCATTTTGCCGGAGCTCCTGGTGCCCAAGTTGTGGGAACAAATTTCATGTTACCATATTTATGATGTTTCTGTGCATAGCGTACATGACCTTCACCGTGCGTGTCCCATATTTCTTTACGTGGTTGTTGTTTAATTGCAGCATCCATAGCATCTTTCATATTTCTAATGCCTTTGATTAAATGAAATATAGCATCTAATCCGCCAGGATGTGCTTGAATCATGTTAACAATGTGTTGTTGTTTTTTAGGACTTACGCCTTTAGTAGTCATCCAGTTTGTAAATGTTCCACCATTAATAGCATTAAAGTCTTGTTTACCGGTAGCATGCAAGTTACTCATCTGATTAAAGAAAGGATAAAAGATACCATTCTTATCTGGATCAGGCAAACTGCCTAAAAACGCATCAACAACAGGACCGTGTTTTTCAACATAATCAATCATTTCATCTACAGGGCTAGTATCAATTTCAGGAGCAGTATCTGTATAAACAGGCCCTTGTACAATCAAACCCGATGTTTGATTAAACATTTCAAAATCATCTAGTGGTACTTGTTCTCTATCGCTAGCACCAAAACTAGGAAACGTAGCATGACCCACAATCATAACTTTAGCTTGTGCAATTCGGCCACCTAATTCGCTGTTAGTAGGATCTGCATCTACATGATAACAAGTACCCGATTTAGGATTAGGACAAAATGTCCATATGCCTTTTGTATATTCTTCTGTTGGAGGGTCTAAGCGTTTATTCAAACTAGGATCTACACCAAACAATGAATCACCGTAAACAAAGCCTACAAAGTCTTGAGGAGTGGCTGCATCAAACAATGGATATAAGTTACTAAAGTTAGTAGCAAACTCCTTACGCTTTGTAGCATCTTCAGGAGTTTTAGGACTGCCACTCTTATTGGCAATAAAGTCGTATACCTGTTCAGGACTTTGCGCCCTGACACCACGGCTCCATTGGTTGTGTCCTGCTAGAATTAGCGGTCCGCCTTCAACTTCTCTGCCCCAATATACTTGAGGATTACCATCCCACTTACGCCTTACTGTAGTTTCGCCCGATTGTTCTTCGGCCATTTCTTTAAAATGGTTTAATGCTTCTACTGTACCATCACTACCTACAAAGAATACCAAGTGCTCCGGATGATTAAAAGGTCGTCCGTACTTTTCCATATTGACACCAGCAGGCGCAGCACTTTCACGGTAAAACAGTTCCCTTAGTAACACAATTAATCCTTATACTTGCCATCTGCAACGTGTTTTTTAAACTCGTCGTGTATCTTTACACAAATATCTTTGCACACTTGTTCATCTAAGGCGTCTGGTAATTCTCTAATAGGGTATTTTCTAGCATATAATTTATAGCTTTGTTCAACAGCAGGTTTGAACATGCCTGCTTTCGTAGGGCGATTTTCATTAACACTGTCTAAGCATCGTGCAATGCTAGGATAAACATGGCGGCGATATACATCGTCGTCATGATTCATGAAGAATATGAGATCTTCTGCTAGATCGTAGTTTAATTCCCTGCCACCTTCTCCAGGTGTAACAAACTCGGAATCTTTAAAGTGTTTGTTTTCTAGTAATTCACGTATACGCATTTTAGACCCATTATAACTAATAGAGTATTTATCGCAAAATGCGATTAGGTTTACAGTTTAGTTTTTAACAATCCGTTCTATTTTAGCTATAGTTCCGCCTAAATGCATTTTAGTTAGCATGAGATTCTTATCACCGGTTACATAGAAGTAACTTCCACCCCAACTACCGTTGTTAGATAGCTGTTTACGGCAGGTTTTAGTTAGTTTTAACTTAGTGCTTGCATCAGCCCATGTAATAAATGTAGAATACTCTTGCAACGTCCTACCCATAGTAACTCTGTATTCAAAATCAACTTTAGGCAGTATAACTACTCCTGCTTCGAGGGTAGAATTGGTTGCAGGAACACTAACATACTTAATTCGAGATTCATCTAACTTGGTAATCTTACTGATATTTTTTTCAGTATTAGTATACAAGCTAATCCATGGACTTTCAACACGGAGGTCAGTATCATCTAATTTACGCAAAACTTTGAGTAAATCAAGTGCATAATCTAAATCTTCTTTTGTTTTAATTGATGTTCCGGTATATCTTGTATAACTAGGATTCTGAGCAGAGTTTTTAACAAGATCAACCTTGCCTAGCATACTGGCAGCATAGTCCCAGTCTTTATTCCTAAACCAGCCAGCACCGGC